TTCACACTCAAGGGAAGAAGTCAACAGTTTCTTTGGTCGTGTGAAATAAATAATTTATCCTTTGACAGATTCAATTATTCGTGCTATAATAAAACCCTTCCACCGCCGGGATACACCTACTCCTCCACTACCTCGTATTCTGATGGAGCAAAGCTGTAATGCCAGTCACCTTCATCCCCTAATTCTATCTCCCCTGTGTCAGGAAAGAACTTACGGACTGTATGAATACTGCCTACAGGGAACTTCTCAGCATAGCAGCCGTAATCTGTCCCTATGACTCCGTAAGCATCATGATTAAGGATACGTACTTTCATTTACTACCTCCTGTTAATACGTCTAATAAAGTTAAGTCTGCAATCTCTGAAGATTTCATAACTAACCTCACTTAAGTTAGCGAGTCTTATTTCTCCTAGACTCTCATGTCTTCTCCCGATACAGGGACCGCGACGTAGCGGAGGGCGTTAACTTCCTTGTTGGCTATAGCGTCTTGGTTATCAGCGCTACCTTCAGTTGCCAGTACTGCTTCCTTGATGCTTATCTTATCTACTTCGTTACTGCTTGTCAATCTCTTTCTTTCAGCTTCTTATCAACTTATCAGCTCTTCGTATGCTTGCTGACGCTACTGACCGTTTCCGGTTGGCTCCGTGCCTCGTTGATGTGCTTACTATATCTAGGCATCCCTGCCCTGTCAACAACTAATTTAATTAAATTGTGTATTCTTCCTTCAAGCTCTTACCTACTCCTCCCTCGGCAGGGAAGTGAACATCTTTAAGGATACCGAAGTCAGGCCACAGTGCCAGCATCCGGTCACGTGCTCCTTCCATACAGCGCTTAAGCAATGCTGCCGCTTCCTTAGCTGTCTCTTCGTCGGCGCATGATATGTACGCGGCATCATGCACAGTGTTCATTAACTTAATCTTACCGTCCATCCAGTTACACGCCAATCCTGCACGCATAATCATACCCATTGCAATCAGCATAAGCAGGGAACCGGAACCTTGAAAAGGATAGTTAGCCATCTCCGTTGGCTTAAAGTCCATAACCTGCTTACCTTCACGCCACACTGGCTTCTGACGGAAACGGTAGCGCGTACCGCAAGGTGCAGTGAAGTACCCCTCCCGGTAGATGCGCCAGCTTCCATCATCAGACTGCTCGCGTCGGATAGGCTCCAGTAATGCAGTGCGGTTAACCTCGGCTGCAATTACATCACGGTACTTGATAGATTCAGGGAACAGGGCCTCTTCGTTAGCTAAGAACTTCTCAGCATCTTTCAGACTAGCTCCAGAGGCGAACGCCAGTCCTTTAGCTGACGCTCCGTATTGTGCTGCGAAGCTGAAGGTTTTGATTGCTGTACGTTTCTTCTTCCACTCTTTATGGTTCGGTGCATCTGGGTTATGGCAAAGCTCGTAGACTTCTTCATAAGACATACCCTCTTGGAATGCTAAACGGTAGCAGTGCATGTCTGTACCTGCTTCAAGCAGAGATAGCAGCTTCTTGTCACCAGTAAGAACACAGCCCATTACTACTTCCATAGCTGAGTAGTCGCACTGAGCAATCCACCCATCAGGTCCGTAATGGCTCCGGAACATTTCCTTAACTTTACTATCGCGAGGCACTTGCTGCATGTTCGGATTGGAGGCCGACAATCTACCAGTAGTAGTTGAACAGTGGTTAAGGCGGTGATGCACCACTCCGCTGCCATCCGGACGGTCTGGGATTACATACTGCAATGTGCCCGTAGTCTTACGTAGGCTACCATCCTTGTTAAATTCCTTCTTCTCGTAGAAGCCTAAATCTTTCTCACGCAAGGTCATCTCGCTATATGCCTTGAAGAACTCTGATGCGAGCTTACTCATTCTCTTCCATCCTAATAAAATAGTTAGCCAGTTCTTTCATAGCGTCTGTACCAGTACTAAATACAGGAGTACCGTCTGCTAATGTCTGAGCGCCTCGGAACTCTCCGCGCTCTGCATACTTCTCTTGTAGTGCTGCTGGTAAGTCCTGAATGCGAACAAGCCCTTCGAACTTATAGAGGCGCTCGCCCCACTTCATAACCTGCTCTGAACTCTCCAACTTTTTAACTTTAGGTAGACCCTTATTACGCCCAGACTTAAACACTTCACGGCTGTATGTCCAGCTATCCTGCCAATCATTAACGTCTATGTATTGCTGAGTACCATTAACATCAGCCAGGTAGGCATCGAACTTTACATACTTAGGAGGGTCATACGGAACCTTGCACTTGTACTTAACCGTGCCGCCATATACTAAAGCAGACATATGATAGCCACTGTTCCAGTTGAACTCGAAGCCCTCAGGCAATTCTGGCAAGAACGTCTGAAGCAGTTCACGCAGCTTAGCCACAGCATCCTCTTGTTCCTTCTGGTTAGCTTTAGCTGTAGGCATGTCAACGTATACGCCATTGAACTCGCAGTAAGCTAGGGCTATTACACTTTCCATACGTTCCCAGACCATAGGCATCTGCCCACGCTCAGCGAAAAGTGCACACTGCCCGTAGAAGCATAACCCTGTGTTCACGATATCCCCATTCGGCCCTACAAGGTACTCATGCAAAAGCATCGGGTCAATGTCTGCTGTAAGTACCCCCTGATTCCAAAGCAGCTTAACACCGTCTACCTTATGCGAGCCGCCATACTTAGGTGCCGTCTCATCTAATGATGGGTAAAGGTTCTGGAAGTCAGAAGCAATGTACTCGCCCTGCATGGTATCAAAGACACGGCCGCCACGTTTAAGGAAGCTTTCAAACTGCTCCCTAGCAAAGGTCAACGCCCAGCTAATCTCGTATGCGGCGTTATGCATTACCATAAGCCACGTATCATCCTGAATAGGCATCCATTCTAGTGGGTTAGCTGCTAAGAACTCCTCACGTGATTCATAGCGTACGCTGCCTACATCGCTGCATGTCACAGTCCCATCAGTATTTGTTCTATCGATACGAAAACCTGATTCTACGATGTAGTTATCAGGGCAGTACGGAGTTGCTACCCCTCCGTAGTAAGGGTTGTTCTGCGTTTCAATATCCCAAATCAGTATGCTACTCATCGTCTTCAACCTCTTTCAATCAAGGACTGCACACCAGCTTTCCACGCCCGCCACGCAAGACGCGTCTTAACGTTCAGGTACTCTTTCTTTGAACCCTTGTTAACTGGCAGCCCCTCGACGACGGCCCACCGTTCGAATGCTTCTCTCATACCAGAACCTCGCATTCATCCCGATACACGAACAATAACGACCCTTTGTACTCAATCATAAAACCATAATGGTTGCTGCTGAACGCCAGAAAAACATCACCTACCGAGATACCGAAATCGATAAGCCTGCGGTCAGTTATTCGAATTCTCATTGCCAGCCCTCTCTCCGCGCTTTGTTAATTGCTACTCTCATAATCATCTCGCTGCTGTCCAGCGTATAACGTTTAACCTGCTTACGGTTATTAGCTATCGCACGGATAACCTCATAGTCCTGCTCTGTAATGTCTTCCGGCTTTAACATTAATACTTACCCTTGTAGTTATTACCTATTAATTCAAAGGCTCCCTTCTCGAACGTACCTAAGAACCTGCCTCCTAACGCATATACATGCCAATAATCTAAGGCCCCTACGCTGGCCTTAGCAAGAAAGTATGTACCTAATTCACTGCCTTTTACCTTAACTAGATATAACACTATTAGTCCTCCTGCCAGTACTCTTAGTAATCGACAAGCCGCCCTGCTGAGAGGACGGCTTAGCTGTTACCCCTCAGCGAGGGGTGTTTTAAATTCCATGTAAGCCTTCACTGCATCGCTTAACTCTTTAAAGCTCCCTAATGATATCAGCTTACCATCTAAACGGACCCGCGCTTGATAGCTTCCGCTAGTAGTTACCCTGACCCCTGTAGGGAGTTTCCTATCTTTAGTCTGACTGCGGTTGTAATTATTAACTTGCTTAGGTACTGCCCTCAAGTTGCACCATCTATTATCAGCCTTATCCCTGTTAATATGGTCAACAACATATCCTTCAGGGATAGTCTCGCCCATAAGTTTAAAAGCCAACCTATGTGCCTGCATACACTTACCACCATACCAGACAGTTCTATATCCCGCCGAGTTAACGTTATTTGCAGTCTCCTTAGAGTGGTTCTTATAGAGTTTGTAGAACTTTCCTGTTACCGGGTTGTACTCAATCATACTGTTCCATCCTTAAACTGACAACGCCCTCCGTCAAATTCAACCTGAAATTGAACGTAACTCTGACAGCCTGACTTAGTTAACTTAGATTTAGGGGTTGAGATTCCGCGAATGTTTGCCATGTCTGGCTTATCGTTCACGTTCAATCTTCCCATCATAATACAAAGGTCTAGTGCTCCCTGTACCCCGATGCGTGACTGCTTCATAGCAGTCAGCGGGGGGTAGAGCATGTCGTAGCCTTCTGCTGATAACTGCATACTGCCGATGATAATGCAGTCATGTTCGCAACCTAAGATACGCAGCTCCTGCCAAGTACGTTCCAGTGCTTGGTGTTCTGAGTCCGCATTAGCTCCCTTAATGCCGCTCACCATATCTACCACCAAGACAGCAGGCTTCATTTCCTCTAGTAAGGTTGAAATCTGTCCCAGATTCATGCTGTGTGCATCCTTAACGCGAATCTTATCCCAAGTTCCAACCTTCTTGAGATACTTATCAGCGAACTTACCTTCCTTATGTTGCTCTACAATCTGCTGCAACGTAAGCCCAGTAGCTGCCTGATAGATACGCGGCACAGTACGCTTAGCTAATGATTCATTTACAAGCCAGAGGATAGGGCGCTCACCATAAACATCTGGCGCATCCTTCATCTGCTCAGCTAAGCCAACCACTGTAGCGGCTAGCAAAGAAGTCTTCCCAGCGTCAACAGGAGCTGCGACAGCGACACAATCTCCACCGCGCAGGCCTCGTATATTCCTAGACAACTCGCTAAACACATTGAGCTTAAGCCCACCACTTTCATCAGTCGCCGCGAGGATGTCATCTACGCCACCATCTTCCCATTTAAGTAATGAATCGTTAGCTGCTGCTACACCAGAATACTTACGCTCAAGTGCCTTAGCTTCCTGTACGAAATCTATTTCATCACCTGCCTGATACTTACTTACTAGCGCTGCCATTTCACCAGAGTAAGCTAGCTCGTTCAGAGTCTTAACAGTCCCAGCTACTACATCATTCGGCACAGCTTGGATAGTCTTGAGCATGTGCTTCATGATGTCCATCTGTTCCTTCTGAAGATGCCCTCCACGCATATCCAATAAGGTTTGCATTACATCAAAGTTAATCTCGTTAGAGTCTGGATAGGTGTTGTAGTACAGCTGCAACCATCCAATCATCGCCACTGTATCTGGAGCTAACAAACTCTTAGGAGTCTGTTCATACAGTCTATCCATTACTTTACGTTCGCAGAATGCTCTTAAAATATTAAAGTCCATCAAATGCTCCAAGTATCTTGCCGCAATGAGCGGCTTTAGGGTCTACATCCAAATGCCTATCATACACAGGCAGAAAAGGTTTAAGCTGTTTTATTACACTGGCTGTACCATCCCAGCCAGCTCTATCATTATCCAGCATACATACTACGGGCCGGCTTTCACGTATCAGCTTAGCCTTCACCCCAACCGACATTCGCGTCCCAAGCAATGCTATTACCTGCACAGTCCGTGAAGAATATTTCTCCAAGACCTGCTGAACCTTGAGTGCTGATAAATAATCCTCGGTCAGTACTGTCATCGTTCCAGTACCCCCAAGCTGCGCCCATTGTAATGACTTCCCGAGCATCACCCACTTCGGAAACTGATACTCGTGCAATGCTCTCGCTATGTAGCTGTCCGTTGATAATTTCCACACTAACCTCTTGTATTGTTCTGAGTAATAAACATCTCCAGCCATATCAGGCCAGATACCTTTTGATATTAAGAATCCGTAAAGGAACTGCTGAAGCCCTGCATCCAATTCAGGCAGGCGCTTCAGGTCCTGAGGGGCGGGTAACTCGCGACCCAGTACTTCAGGTGCTATTAATTGCGCATACTGCTTACGTTCTACGTGATAGCTCTTGCAACGATAGCAGGAGCAGGACCATTTATCAGTCTCGTTTCTTATTACGGCTGCTGCTGTTCTTCCGCAGCACCTAAAGCGTTCAGTCTGTCCAACAGCCAAGCGCTTTGCCGTCCTGAGCCAGAGTTCATCAGCCATGAGTTGATTAACTCCTTAATGTTATCATCTGTTAGGAATACTGTACCAGCATTAGGACTATCTTCAGGTCCGTGCTTCTGGTCTAGTCTGTAGATACTGCTATAACCTGTCTTGATGGGTGAAATCTTTAAATTATGTTCTACGAAGTTCATTAGATACCTCTATACGATACTTGCCATTCATAATAGTCTAAGCAAGCAGCCTTAAACGCTTGCTTAGCACCTTCATATCCTTTCTGCTGCAACTCCCTTACTACATTAAAGTCTATACGCTGAAGGACTTCTGAAGCCCTCTCATTGTCATAGCTGTAATAACCTACCGGCAGACGCATACCTTCACGATACTGCCAATCAGTGCACCATTTCAAAGGGCAGAGCTTGCGCAGCTCTACCGGTATATCTTGCAGCGTCTTACGGCCTAAGCTGCTTTGAGTTTCAAGCATACGCCAGTACTGCATTATTACTTCATCTACTGGCAACATAAAATCCCCCTATCTTAATTTAATTCCGAAACGCTTAATGTAACTCTCGAAGCTAAGGCCTACACGCTCAGCTTTACCTTTATAATACTCAATCAGCTGCTCCTGCGCATCATATTCTCGTGCTAACTCCTCGATAGTTACTTTATCATTACGCATTACAATCAGTTCAGGGTTAAGGTTAATCATTTCTGCATCTCCAGTTTGAAAAGGGCCATAGCGGCGTTCCAAGCGAAACGTGCGTTGCATTCATTGTTAATCAGAAAGGTGTGATAGTTCTTAGCTAACTGCTGTGCTTTCTGGTGATGTGTCATTGCTGTGTTCCTCTGTAGAAGTAAGTTTGCTGGCTTTGACGCTGCTCGTCAGGGTAGGCGTTAGCTTCGTTAGCTGCACAGCCTGTAAGAGTTCGAAGAGTTTAAACATCTCAGCTTCACGCTGGCGTTCAATCTCTACCGTCTGACTAGTTTGACCTACCATCATTTAACTCCTTATAGGCCTTCCAAGATTCATACATTATTGAACCTGTAGAGAACCAGTATAAACCTAGTTCGTCTGCCTTGTTTACCAGGAACCAATCAAGGAACTGCTCATCATCAATACCATCAATGTGGAACCCTGCCGCCAATGCCGTCTCCGGGATTGTGTCGGTAATTCTACGCACCAGGGCATTATTCGCATAAAGCGAAGCCATAATTGTAGGCGCTTGGTTCTGCAAGCGCCGTAAATCTCACTACCATCACTGCCGCCGAGAAAGGTATTGGCGTAGCTGTCTGTCTTGACCATTTTTTTTTTCTCCAATAAAAGCCCCATGTGGGGCTAGTTTATCACAGCTTTTGTGGTTACTGGTATTTTACTTCGAAATTGATTGTGTCGCATTTCACGTCATCATAATCAAGCTGCTGCACGATATGGCGCACATTTCCGAACTCAACCATGTCAACCTCATGCCCGTTTATGTAATATCTAAGCTTGGGGCTTTTATCGTCGCTATGGGGCATGACTACGCACTCAGTCTCAGTTACAGAATATTCATCCTCGCAATGGAGCTTGAACTTGTGGAATGAATCGTTTTTGATGTAACGGTAAACATCATCATTATCGTAAACCCCAATCCATCCATCCTCAAAATCTTGGATTTTGTATTTCATACCTACTGTGAATCCACAGTCTACATTGCCAACGTTACCAAGATATAATGCCATTGAATCAATTGTCATTATTTAACTCCTTTAGGTGTAGATGCCTTACTGCGGAAATACGAGTTTATGCGCATATCAGTCTTACTGCTAGGGCGGCAAGTACGCTCACCACGTTCGTTGTACTCTTCAGCCTTAGCGCGACGCTGAGATATCTTGCTGCTGTAATCATTGCTAGGGATTGACTGGGTCTTAGTAGTGAAGGTCTGCATCTTACGCAGTGCCTTACGTGCTTCAGTACCTTCAGGCTTGTTAGCCAGCTCTACAAGCTCAACACGACGAGCTTCAGAGTTGTAAGCTGCAAGCTCTATAGCGTACTTACGTTCCATTGTAGCTTCGTCCTCGTCCTGTGCTGCTTCCATCTTCAGGCACGGCATGCTTTTAGTTGTTACCTTAACCAGACCTTTAGCTTCTTTCCAGTTTGAACGGGTAGCTTTCATTTCTTTAACCTCTTAATTCTGCGCCGTACTGTACGACGCTTAACTAAGTAGTCACTTAGCGAACCTTATTTCTCTTAGGTTCTCATGCTTTCCCTCGGTGCAGAGGCCGGAGCGGAACCGGACGGCGTTTACTTCCTTGTAGGCTACGGTGTCTTTTAATCTGCACCGCCTTCAGCTGCCTTAGTGTCTCGCGACTACGTCGCTTAACTTCTCCTTTCAGTGCTTCGTTGCTTTCGCATCGTCGCCCTGTGAGATGAACTATACGTACTTCCCTGTACGTCGTCAACACTTATTTTAATTTATTTTCAAGATAGGCAATATAGCCCCTCAAGATACCTATCTCAGAGTTCTCCAGCCAGACCATATCATCATCAGCGCTGGCTGTACTCTCGTCCAGTGCTTCAAGGATGTAATGCACCTCGCGTTTCATTTCTTTAACAGTGAACATAACTTCCATCTTAATCCCCTTATAATGAATCACTAATAAACCAAGAAAGATACTTGCTTACCATCAATGTCAGTACAGCCGTAGTAGCCGTCACCTTCATTGCTTAGATTCCAAACATGCTTACCGCTGTCCTCTGCAATATGTACAGTGTCCCAGCAAGGGTCGTAGCTGAAGCTGTACTCCTCAAGCAGGGTGAACACCCCGTTAGCCTTAACGCAAGTTGCACTACTCATTGTTAAGCTCCCGCAACATGTTATGAAGGTGATAGGTAAGTGATGTAATAAGTTCACTAGGTGTCGTAGCAGTGAACTGTACTTTATTCAAGGTACACCTCCACATGCCCCGCTCAAATTCAAATATGTAATTGCCTTTTGAGATGGCAGCAAATCCGTCACTGCCTCTAAAATCTATAATCTCCCAGCCACTAGGAGTTACGTTAATTACATCTACCAGTAACATTACAGAGTCTCCATAGATTCAACAAAGCATTGCACAACAATCAGCTTATCATCGTAAGGCATAGCCTCAACGCTGTTAAAGCGTCTAAAAGCGCTTCTAGCTCAATGTTCTGAGCGTATGCCCACTTACCCCAATTGCACAGTTCAATGCTGTTAGGCGCTGCGTGAGCGCCCTTAACGGAGAACATCAGTGCAGTTACTACAACCGCAGCAGAGAACCGGATTTTCAATTCAGTCTTGAAGTTACGCATACATACCTCACACGTTAATCAGGGAGAAGACAGTACTAGCTAATGCAGACAGCAAGGAAGCACCTACAAAAGTAAAGATAACGTAGTCGATGAGTTTCATAATTACCCCAAGAGTTGAGTTAAGCCATAGATGGCAAGGAACGGAAACGCTACTGCTACAAGCAGGTAGCTGATAGTTACTGTATACATAAACAAATTACCGAAGAAGTTAAGCATTCTTCCACTCCTTAGAGGTGGTAGCGGCACGCTTAGCGTTCTCTTTAGCAATCCAGAGTGCTTTAGCTGCATCAGCCTCAGCTATTTGGCGCTGCATATCCGCGTAGCTAGGCATCCCCCTAGTCTCTTTCTCAAACTTAACCTGTGCTGCTACTTCTGCCCAAATCTTCAGAAGGGAGATTACCAGTCCTACTACTGTGATACCCGCCATTGTAATCATATTCAAATCCTCACAGTTTCTTCAGTACTTCAACAACCACGGAATCTACACCTTTATAGACAAGCGCAGCGCGCTTTGCATTAGCTTTAGTGTCGTATACGCCTACTACTACATCATTTAAAGTTACAATCCACATAGTCAAATCCTCTTATACGATATCGAAGTAAGTTTCAAAGGTAGGTAAGCGGTAGCCATTACCGCTCTTCTCTACATCCCAGCAAAGGCCGGAGTGGTAAACCTGCATATCCTCAAGGTCCAGAGTAATTACAGTACCTTTCTTGAAGATGCCTACTGTCATAGTACGGTCGCGATGTGTTACTTTAACTTCAATTTGATTATCCATCTTTAAATCCTCTTAATTCTGTACCAGCACAGCGCTGATACTTAACTAAGAGCATTCAAACTAAACATCTTAGCGGAGCTTTTGTCTCTCAGCAGCTCATTGCTTCCCTCGATGCAGAGGCGGTGCAGTTACCGACGTCGTTCAAGTCCTTTTAGGCTAGGTAGTCTTGGTTATCCGCTACCCCTTCAGCTGCCCTTGTATCTCCTTGCTATGTACTAACTATAACTACTTAAATCAGGTAAGTCAACAACTATTTTCAATTAATTTCAAAAGAGGTAAGTAGCGATTAACTTACTTCAGCTCAAACCTAACATGATTGTATGCTAAGTCCTGCAGCGTCCACCTTACTTCAAACTCCTCCCCGTCTTCCATGTCATACCATGTAGTCTTAATGTAAGCAACCTGCTCAGAGTCCCAGTATACCGGATACTCTATATTCATCTCAAAATCAGCTAGTAATGTGCTCTTAATAAGTACCCTTAAACCCTTCATAGTGTCCTCACTGTCACACGTTAATAGCGCTTCCAATCCCCTTCGGATTGGAACTTATCTTCATTGTAGACCTTGAGCCTTAGCCCTGATAGATCATGCTCTGCCTTTAACCGCCGATAGGCATACTTATTAATATGGTTATGAAACTCTGCCATATCGGCATGTGTCTTATAGCCCTGCCAGTTTGCTTTAGTCATATGTATTCTATTATCCCCTAATGTATTGTTGTGTAGTGTTACGCTGCGTCCAATCAAACAACTCATCCTGTGACCATCTAGGTTGGTGTTCAGTTAAACCTCGCTTATCCTCCTGCTTCTCCCCATATACTGTTACAGCACCTTTACTGTGTATATAAGTAGCTTTATCCTTACTGAGTATCTTACGCTCATACTCCTTACCAGTAAGCTCAGGCTTAGGCTCATTAGCTAAGAAAGCAGCATGCCCAGCATCTAATAATGCATTTATCTCTAAGCTAAGCTCATCCAATGGCTCAGAGTCTATCCAATCTCTATCCTCACACCACGTAGGATTGATATAGAGTGCATCATCCAGATAACGCTTATCCTTCCTAGCATCGTACTGCTTGTACCACGCTGTAGCTACGTTAACTGCTTCCAATACAGTACCAGCACGCTGCATAGTCTTAAGCCCTGCATAGCCCTTACTGCGTCCTTCCATGTACTCATTCATTAAGTTGTAATGCTTAAGCTGGAAGTCATTACTGAATGCCCAAGCTAGCACTACGTCTGGCATTCTAAGCGTTGCATCAGCTACTGCTATTACATTACGCCTAGCTACAGGCTTCTTATCACTACGCATCTTACGCATTACATTCGCCTCTGCTTTAGTGTTGAAGAACTCCCCTGTATCTACATCTATCCAACCACTGCGCACCCTACCATCTATACGCTTACTACTCTTCTTAAGATTACGCTCTTGCATTGTATACGTCCTTCATAGTGTATTCCGATATCCCCTACTATATAGTGTTGAGTAGTGACTCGCTGCACTGCGATGTTGACCTACCTGATTGTTAAAGAGCTATACAACTACTCGCAGCATATTACAGCGCTAGCACTGCGTCAAGCATTGAATGATACAGAGACAAAAGAGGTAAGCCTGTACCTGTACTGCGCCGGCATCTGCCTACGTATCACAGTGCTCGACAAAATAGGCAAGAGCACATCAGAGCGTGCATAAAAATAGGCAAGCATGCGCCCTCTCCTGCCCTCAATAGAGAGCACAGAGAAGCACAGGGGCTTGCCTTGACATGCATTAGCTAGCGTATTGATAGCGCTGCGACACGCAGTGTCCATTAGTACTACACAGAGGTATTGGCACCCCTCCCCTACCACTCCCCTGTAAATTCCCAGGGGCCTACCCCACGGGGGGAGTGAAGCCTTGGTCGGGTGAGGGAGGCTCTTACCTGAGTATATCATTTTTAAGTAACGCGTTTACACGTGCTCTGGCTGGAACTCTCCATGCACTCTACTGCGCTCTCGCTGCACCCACTCGCAGATATACTCGTAAGAACTGTGTTTCTTCATGTAACGCTTACCCTCTTTCCAGAACTCCCCGCGCCAGCAATCTCCAGTGAAGTAAACCCCACGAGGGTACTCACGCTCCTTGCGATGAGCATTACAGTTGTTGTCACTGATACTTGCCAATCTAAGGTTCTCAATGCGGTTGTCGCTACGGTTCTGATTGATGTGGTCTATTGCCTTACCTTCAGGAATAGGGCCGTTCAGAAGTTCCCAGATGAGCCTATGCACTGCCAGCTTCTTACCATCAAGCTGGGCAATCCAGTACCTACGTTTAGAGAGGGAACCTACCGCCTTACCTGCATTACGTCCTGTCAGCCACACTAAGCAGCTAGGGGATGTTGTGTCATATTTGATTTTCATAGACATATCCCTTAAGTTGTGTTATTGCATGCGTATAATAAATATAAGGTGCATGTTTACACCTGCCAGATTAGGAACTACACGTGCAATCTCCCGGAACCCTACAGTGCAATTCCTTAGTAGTCTCAGGGTAAGTTAGGACAAAGTAATGTTACCCGCCCGGATTACACCATCAGTACCCATGCCTTTAATGGTAGCTTGCCCGTTAGAAGTGAACTGCAAGACCAGTTCCCCTGGAACCTCTGGGTTTACACCTACACCTACACCTGCTACAGAAGCCACCTTAATAGCCTTTAAGGAACTGAACGGGCTAGCGTTAGTACCCAGGTTTACTCCGGTACTGGTAGGTACAATATCCTTCTCTCCGCGAGTAATACCATCCAGCCGGATACCGAAGCTGCTGAACTCTACTCCGTTACGCATCTCTTTAACTAGCCAGTCAGAGCGCATAAGCATCCGCTGTATAGCCGGGTTAGCGAGTTGGGACTGCACGTTCCATGTAGCAGTAGGGATGTTCGGGGACGCAGCATAGCTGTACACGTTATGCTCGTACGTGCTACCTACAGCAGTCTGTTCCCAGCTGGCACGGGTATCCTCCTTGCGAGATACAGAAGTACTGTTATCACTATGTACCGTACCTACAGCGCGGGTAACTACGTCAGGGAGCAGTAGGTTGTTACGTTCATAGATAATCCCGTTGTTACGGGTTTCGAAGGCTACAGTACTGGCGCGTACCCGGCAGTCCTGTACATGCACAATCCCGCCGTTAGCTAAGATGCATATACCGCCAGACTCAAGGAAGCTGTTAATGACAGTAACGATAGGAACCGTACCTGATTCTCCCATGACATGTATAAGCGTGTCATTGCACTGCTCAAAGTCCACGGCGGATACAGTAACCCCACCATCCCCATACACTAGAATGCCGTTCTGCATGCGCTCCACGAACGCACCAGACAGGTCAATACCGCTGTTAGGGCCAGATATCAGTAGGCCATAGGAAGGGAAGTCTGCATCACCCCAGCCTCGGAAACCGTTAAGGTTAATAGCGTTGGCCCCTGCACCTAAGGATAGGAAAGCTGTGCGGACGTTATGTACGTACGCATCTATAGTACCGCCCCAGCAGTAGTACTTAGCCCAGATGCCTAATGCGGCGAACTGACTGAACTCACAGGAGATCACGTACCCTGTAATACCTTCCAGGATTAAACCGTTCTGTACACGGTACTGCCCGTCGAACACTACGTCCTTAGTAATCTCTAAGCCTGCATACCCGAAGTTACTTGGGTCATCTGAGGTAGTGCCGTCGTTGAAGTACGCCATGCAATCGTAGCGCTCAGTAGTGCCGCTGGTAACATTACGAAAGGTGATGTCGGATGCAAAGTTAGCAGTTGGGAGTACTCGGCAATAACCTGTAATAGTCATGTTAGAGTAAAGTTTCCATGGGCGGCTAATGCGGTAGTTGTCATTAGACGAGTCACCCATGATAAGAACCCCGCCACCAATCTTACGGATATAGCTGATAGCTAAATCAAACGCTTCGATGTTATCTGTACTGTTATCAGGTACTGCCCCGAAGTTGCGAATATGGTTAACCGGGTAGTCCTTAAGGTAGCCTACACAAATCCAGTCACCAGGAGGAGCGGTGTTAGGTGCGATAACTATAGGGAACGTACTGAATTTAGGAGGTGCATAATACATACCATCAGTGTAGAGTAGTGCCTGATTACCAGCCTGCACATGAGCACCTGCACTAAAGCTGCCGCCCTTCTTGTACTGCTCAGGGACATAACTGCCCTCTACTAAACTTACTAAAGCCATATTAACCTCTTATTTAGGCATAGCAGCTACTGCTGCCTGCATTGATTTGAATTCATTCCCAATAGCCTGTGATTCCCAAACACGGCGCTTCCAGAGGCCGTAGCAGACCTTATTACCCTTAACCGAACAATCATACTTCTTACCACTAACAGTGATATAACGCCACGCTAGGACGGCCTGAGCAGCACCTCTAGTATCGCCTTGCATTAGCTTGCGTTTTACTGTACTGTTCTTGAATCCAGAGATGCCAATGTTATAGGTCAGGTCCAAAGCGCCAAGAAGCTGAACGTCGCTGAGCGTCATAGGAAGCCCGTCAAGAGCCTTAGCATGTTCCCCAGCCGAACGTATCAGTTGCTCCTGACATTGCGTCAGGGTGCGTTTCTGGCCCATCTGTATGCCTTTAGTCTCACCGTAGCAGATAGTAGGTACACCAGCTGAATCTTTGTAGGCCGTCAGAGAAAGCCCTTCGTTATGCTGAATCACCGCAGTAATACTGCCGCCCAGCAGAGTTGCCCCTACCAGTGCAGCCTTAACCTTGTTGCTTATGCTCATAGTATTCCAACCCTTTCTCCAGAACCTTCTCCTTGAGCTTATACTCTTTGTGTTTGTAGTACGCGTTCCATGTGAACGTCAGTACAGCCATGAGCGTACCAACAATGAATGAGATTGTACCCCAGTTCCAAGACATTACGTCTGCCATCCATCCGCCACCCATAGTAGCGACAGATACGTTTGTTCCTACACGGGTGATAGTTTCCCCGTTAATTGGTAGACTCATCGCTCTCATCCTTAGTTCTTCCGAGCTTGCGGAATAACAGGACGATGATGAGGATTGCGATTGGAACCGCTGCACCTGCCAGTCCTGCCAGAATTATGCTAGTACCGTCGTTGTTAACGACCTGTACCCGCTCCGTGTTAATGGTTCCAGTAGTAACTGAACTGGACTGCTTCTTAGTTGAAGTATCCAGTGTGCCTACGTTAGAATCTTTAATAGTTGTTTCGTTGTCCGTGCTGGAGTCGGACTTGCCGTTAAGGCCTACAGTTTGCTTAGTGTTCTCTGCGCCAGCTTGCACAGACAGGTCCGGCTTAGAGCCAATTAGGCCTGTCAATGCAGAGGTCGCTGAGCAGCCTGTAAGAGCCGTAGCGAGGATTAACCCAGCGACCTGTACTCTCATTAGGCTGCTGCTTTAACGGCAGCGATAGCCGCTTCCAGGGCCGGAATCTTAGCGTCGATAGCCGGGCCTGTCTGTTCGATAGCTTTGAACTCAGTCAGGGCAGCGTAAGTATCCTTAGCGAGGATATTCAGCTGACGCAGGAGTTCGTACTGCTGTGCTTGTGTAGCACTTGCGATAGCCATAATTAATCCTTAAGCAGCAGAGAGGGTGATGCCTACAACGCCGTCTACTACAGTAATAGTAGCGACTGTACCAGTACCAGTAACAGCTGGCTTCTGACCGTTAGTAACTACAGCAGTAGTACCACCAGAGCCTGTGCCAGCAGCGGACAGGGTGGCTACCAGAGCCGCAGACTGAGTGTCTACGATAGGACCGAGAGCCAGTACCGGACCAGTTTCTACAGCGGCCTCAACAACCTTACAGGTGTTAACGATGCTGTCACGTACTGCCTGACGTTGCTCTTTAGTTGCGCTTGCAAATGCCATGATTTAATTCCTTACTGATTAAGAGAGAGTAATACCTGTGATAACGCCACCGTCAACCGTAAAGGTAGCAGTGTTAGTATAGGTTCCCGTTACAGGAACAGTTAATGCCTGAGCATTAATTACCGCCGCTACAGTAGCGGGCATATTCAAACGTCCTGCTACACCGTTGGCTACAGTAAGCGTACCACCAGAAGTAATGAGCGTACCAGCAGAGTTCCACAACGGAAGAGTAGCCCCATTGCTTAATGCAGCAGTAGTAGCAGGCAAACGCACAGCAGAGATGACACCTGCTGCAACAATCGCTGTACTACCTACACCGTTAGCCCCTGCTGAGTTTTGTACGGATACAGTGGCAGAGTTAGCCACGATGGTGCTAGTAGCCGGGAGACGTACGTTGTTAAGTGTGTTAGCAGTGACAGTAGCAGTGGCGTTGGTAGCTAACCCGCCGACCGAGTTCTGCACAATCACCGTGCCTCCGTTACTAACTGTGGTATCCGTCTGGGCCAGCTCAATACCTTCGAAGACATTATCTTCTACCAGAGTAGTGCCGGTAGCCAGTACCGTACCGTCGAGTTTAAGTACGGGCGATTCAACCCCACCGTCTACCACGGCCCCACCAGGAGGTAGTCCGCTATAACCAATATCCGCAAGGGCTTCGGACAGGGCAGTACATAGTTCCCCACCTTCTACCCCCTCAGGAGCACCAAGCACCCCACTGCCAACCGTAACGCGGCGCGTCAGGTTAGCTGTCTTCTCAGCCTGACGCAGGAGTTCTACGCGCTGGCTGGATGTACTATCAATGAACGCCATGCGTCCTCCTTTAGTAACGTCCCAGTCGGGACTCTGTGTTACGACGCTTAGGTCGTACGTCTACGTCAGTCCAGCCCATAGGGTTCGCCATGAACTCCAGAGCCTTCTTCTTGATTTCCTTCTCAGCTACAACCTTCTCGTCCTCAACTAAGAAGCCGTTCAGTTCAGCAGTAAGCATAGCTACTGCGTCTGCACGGTCATCCTTAGCTAGGCTTCCTCGGTCATAGGTGATTCCCTGCAACTGCTGGAACGCACTGTACAGCCAGCGCTTATCACGGCTGTACTGCATACAGCTTTGGATATCATCAGTAAGGGCCCTAGAATGCACCACAAAGCGATGACGGCGCGTAACAGGGGAGATAGTATCAATGATACGTTTCTCTTTCTGAGAAGTGTTGTAGCCGCCTCTGACACCAATGCCCGGAAGCCTACGTTCCTTCAAGCGGTTCTGGAACAGCATCTCTACTGTACCGTGCCCCATGTTGCTCTCGATGAAGATATCAGAGATTCCCATCTCGATAGTAAGGTCAATGAGCTTATCCACGTTCTCAGTACTAATGCCGCCTTGGAAGCCGCCTACAGAGAACAGGTGAATGTAGGAGTTAGCAGCACCACCACAGGCGTAGGATACTTCATCCCCACCGCACCCTGCCGGGTCGATTACCATCAGCTTATGCTGGTACGGGAGCATGTGCTCACCATAGCTAGCTGGCTGGTACAGTAGCTGACCACGAATACCCTCATGCTCTTCTGCGAACAGGTAACGCTTATCAGCAATATAGCTTAAGCGATCTGGGGCAGAGTCATGGGAACCAGAGTACACGAGCATATCGGAGAGTTTAATCTTGGTACGCAGCGCATCGGACATAGTTGTATCAAGCATATACTGGAGTTGGAAACCTTCAGGACCGAAGTCCAGTTCCTTCTCAATCAGCGCTTCTTCGTTATAACGTCCTTTATCAGTACATTCGCCTAGCGTACCATCTAACCCAAAGCCAGTCTCTTTATACCCTGCGTCGATGAGGGCGTATATATACGGGGCCAGGGTTTCTCCGTAGCGCTCACGCATCTCTGCGTTAGGTATACGTCCAGGCCAGACTCGAACTTCAAAGCCACGGCCCGGCAGGGTTTTGTAGATACTGTCCTTAGTCTGAGGTGTACCTAAGTACAAGGTATCTCCATGCGTACAGATAGCAGCGAAGTCTTTAGAGATATTCAGCAACTGCTCGCGCATAGTCTGCGTTAAGCCGTTCTTGGTTGTTTCGATATCATCACTGATTAGGAGGTCAGCACGCTTACCCTGCAACTGTGCAGTAATCCCTACACAGGCTACAGAGGCGGACTTATCCAAAGGCTTAAGGTCACAGTGTACATCATAACCTTCATAGGAGGTACGGTCGCCACGGGTACTATCTGCCTTGAGATAGCATAGGAGCGGCCATGTTTCTATCATACGAATCACAAGCGTAGCTACTTCGGATGCCTGCTTCTCACCGCCAGAGACGATAAGGATACGAGTACTCTGGTCCTGAATCAAACGCCATACAGCATACAAAGCAGCCAGCGTAGACTTAGCTTCACCTCGCTGAGCGGCAACCATGCGCTTACGCGGGCCATGCTGCATGAAGTCAGCTATATCCCGCTGCATTTCTGTAAGGTCAAAGCCTAGGAACTTCATACCCAGGTAGGCGAATTCTCGGAAGTCCTTGAGAGTAACAGCCATCATCAGCGCTACTTCCTCGCGCTGGTCCTTAGGGATAGTGCGGGGACTGTCATTCATTACTGTAGTACGTTGAGATATTAGCTTCAATCGGTTCAGTGTAGTTGGACTAATCACCGCATCTTCCTTTATTATAGAATACCTGCTAATGGGTCATCAGGGTCTGCACCAGCCTTAGCCAGCAGCTCCTGCGCCCGTGCCTTACGTTTCTCCGCTAATTCATCCTGGAACTCATCACGCAGGTCCTGCATCTCCGTAGAGTCTGCGTCCGCTGTGATGTTGTTAGCCTTTAGGAAGTTAGCGATAACTGATTTATCAGCAGCAGGCATAGGAAGCTCTTCGTCCTTAGCCTGCTGTAGTTCTGAGATGAGTACCTCGGTGAACATCTTGTGCAGTTCAGCGAGGCGACTCTTTGTAGCCGCCTTAGCCATAGTTATACCTTCTGTACGCCTGCACGCATTGCATCTTCAAGTAGCTTAACACGCTGAGCAATGCGCTTAATCCACGCCGCCGCTGTAGTTAGTTCTGCCTGAGTATATGCAGCGCTGAAAGTTAAAGTAGTATCTGCGTTAAAGGCTGCGGTGTCAGCAGTGCCAGTAGCGGCAGTACCCCCTAAAGCTACAGCCGTTAATCCTAAGTTAGACCTTGCACCTGCTGCTGTAAGTGAGCCTGTACCTCCTGCCGTAACAGGAAGGGCCACAGTAAGTCCAGTAAGGCTAGTAATATCTGAGTTAACCCCAGCTGAAGCCTTACCACCTACTACTGTAGTCAGTGCCTGTAAAGCAGCAAGGTCTTGGTCTACCTCTGAGCTGAGCATGGATAGTTCAGACTCTAAGGAGGTAGTACGGACCTCTACTGTATCTACGCGCAGATTAGTGTTAGCCAGCTGTGCAGCGGTAGCGTAACCCTGGTCATTAGGAACATCCTCACCTAGCCGTGCCATAACATGTGTACCTGCCGGAACAGGGTCAGCCAGCATGATAGTATTATCTACTACCTCGTAGCTGTAACCTGGGGTCTGGCATACACCGTTGATGTAGACTGCTGCCTTAGTGAAGGTGAAGCCCGGGGTCAGTACATCAGTCTCCTCTGAGGTGTTAGTGAACCACGGGTAGGAGCTAGTAGGTACTATGAAGGTCTGCTCAAGCTGGGTTACACGGGTATCTACCTCGTTCAACTGCCCTTTATTAACAGCATCGCCAGGCTCAGTACCTTCTCCAAGATTAGTAATCTTGAATCCGTTCATACTGATGTCGCCGTAGAATCCTTCAATGCTACGGCCCTCTACCATCTCTTGAGCAAGATGCAGGAACTGTGTGTTCTGTGTATCCAAGTTCCCCGAGATGAAAGGAGCACCAGATGCGAATAGAATGAACAAGTACTCCTTCTCAGTGCGACGCACCAGTAGAATTTCAGTACTCTTAGTTAATGGCGTATCCAGACGGATGACGCTGTCACTGGCCCACGTATAGTCAGTAGTGAGCACGCCATCCAGATAGACGTAGATAAACGACTTGTCCAGATAGGTGATACTCACGGTAACATTCTGTGCGCCAGCTGGGTAGATTTGCTGCTCCCAGCTGTATGCCATGTTAATCTCCGAAGTTATTAATGATTGCTCGAGTAGGTGCAAACTCCTGTATAATCGGTAACTGACGCGATAACGCCTTAGCATCCATGTTTCCAGCAGCTGCGTCCTGCAACAAGTTCAAGGTACTGGTTACGTATGCCATGCTAGCCAGGGAGTGCTTAGCCTCAGTGCCAGTAAAGAGTGAGGAGATAAGGGATACACCACCCAGTGCGGACATGTTCATAACTGCGTTAGTGATGAGCTGCTTATCTGAACTCTCCTTACCGTCCAGACCATCCTTAGCCTTCATTACCAGAAGCATTAGTGGGAACTGATACGCCATGATATGCGCTAAGCCAATCCAACCAGCGTCGTTCAACTCATGTCGGAGGATCTTGTTAGTGGCAGCAACAGCAAAGCTGGTGTACCCTACAACTAGTTTACCGACTGGATTGAACTGTGCGAAGTGTGAGGTCTCGCCTGTACGCGGTAACTGAACTACGTAATCCATCATGCGCGTGCCTACCACTTCTAACTGCATTTGCAGCTTAGGAGGAAGCATTTTCTCAGGATTAGCCTGGTAAGCGGCCTGCATCTCTACCGCCACATTCCTGTCCAAGCCCCAACGTTCCAATCTCTTCATGGCATCAGCACTACCTCCCAGCATAGACTTCAGCTCATCAGCAACTAAGCCAGAGTTCAGGTTGACTTGTGCACGGTGTACCATAGACATACCGTTAACGTGCCTAGCAGCCTGCCCGATGTTCTGAGTAATGTTGAACCATTCGCTAGATTTAGTCAGGTCCAAATTATCATCCGCGTAGGTGTTCAACCAACGGAAGCGCATATCCTTCTGGATAGTGCCTCGCAGGATGTTATCTAGTCGGCCCGACATATCTTTATCCTTGAACACAGCAGCACCTTGCTTGAACCACTCCTGCTTACCCATACCTCGTAGTACACGCGCCATGCCAAACTCTTTCATAGCTAAAGCTGCGTCGGTAAGCTGGTACAGCCCTGAGTTCTTAAGCATGGTGGCGTTAGCTAAGTTACCTGCTGCCCTGAAGATTTCAGGAAGGTCTGCATCATTAGGGGAACCGCCAATCAGGAAGTCGATAGTATCATTGACATGCTTCTCCCACTTATCTGGGTTCTTCACGCTGTGCTTACCTGCTTGAATCATATCCCCCAGAACCTTCATGTCCTCGATACCGGCGTAACGCATACCTACCCGACCGGACATACGGTTAGTGTAGCCGTGCATCACTTTAGCTACGTCGGTATCCATTAAGTCACCTAAGCGCATCGCCTTACCATCAACCATGTACTCTTTAGTCATGTTGAAGCGGTTACGGCTACGCAGGTTCTTAATGGTCTTGGTTGCATTACCCCCTTGTACGTTCTGCTTCATAAAGGAAGTGATAGTCTCAGAGTCGACACCAGCATTACGCATAGCACCAGCTAACTCATCGTTAGTCATGCCGCTGATAAGTTGCTTCCACTGCGCACCAGCAGCAGGACTACGTCCCTGATAGATACCTTCCACCATCTCACGGGCTACACGCCCTACGGTATCAGAATCCATCTCAGGGTACAGGTCACGCAGAGCCTGACGGAACAGTTCACGGTACTGCGGAATAGTAGTACCATCACGCAACCCTTGACGTAACTTGTCGTACGAATACTGACGCGGGAAGTACCAGTCGGAGCGGGTAAGCTCGGCGGTCTCGTCAATCATACCAGAGTTCTTCATATGGTCGAACCACTTAGTAGCCCAGCCTGAATCCTTGTACGCCTTAACGATAGGAGCAATGTCATCTGAAGGTACAGGCACAGCACGGCCTGAGACTTCTGCGTCATAAGCGTCATCTAAATACTTAGCCAGCTTATCCTCTACAGCCTTACGTTCATTAATGAACTTACTGCGATGGAAGAAACGGTCTAGCATACCGATACCTGAAGTGTTCTTCAGGTGGCTAACGATAGCGTCCTCTACCACGGAAGCAGCAGCATCCATCTCCAGAGTAAGGTTACGCTTGAAGTCGGTTACGCTAGGCTTACGTGCACCTACCGCTGCACCGTCAGATACGAGCAGGTCAGCAAGGTCCTTGTTACCAGCAGCGATGTTATCGTACAGGGCGAAGTTCTGCTTGAATCCTTCCTTAACCTTAGTTAGTAACTTCTCATTACCGGCAGCAGTATCAGGGATACCTTCCCCGAACTCCATAGCATTACTACGGAAGCGAGTAAGTCCTGCGTCATCAGCAGCTACCTTAAGGATAGACTCGTAAGTCTCCAGTGCTTTAGCCAGTGCAGTGTCACTACCCTTGAAGCCCATAGCTTTAAGGATGCTCTCACCCAACTTACGCAGCGCAGATTTCTCACCGACCTGAACAGTGTCCAAGTACTTACGCCACATTGGAGAGTCAGCTAATCCTGCCAGCATTTCATCAGGGGAGCTTGCAAAGTACTTAAGAGTACCGGGCAAGTCTGAACGATTCTGGATAGCGAACGTCAGGTCTTCTAGCTCCTTGAAAGCTGCATTAGCTTCAGGAGTACCTGAACGCATGGCACGGGCAGTGCCTGCATGTATAAGCTCGTGCACAGCAATCTTAGCAGTGCTAGAGTCCAGTGAGCTTAAAGCATCCTCTACAGTGTTCCAAGTCTTACCTGAGCTGGACTTACCAGCGCGCATAGTAATCTGAGGAGCACTGCCATCAGCAGCATGGCTGAACTTACTGCGTACATTAGTGTCGCCTACCAGATGCATGGGGATATCATCTACGATACCACGCAGGGAACCCAGTAGGGCCTTCTGTGCATCATCCAGCACATTAGACTTAGCAAGATGTTCAAGCACCTCACCAGAACGTACAGTTACCTTAGCCTGCTGTCCCTTCAGTACCTGAATAGGTTTCTTTAAAGGACGTGCAGCTACAGCCTCTGCTGCTTCTACAGTACCAGTGCGTACAGTAGCGATAGTATCAGGAGCAGTACGCTTAGTAGGAGCGTCCGGGTCGAAGCGCGGGACTTCGTCTGTAGGCTTGACGCTAGCAATCACATCAGCGGCTTTAGCACCTGCTTTAGTATATCGGTATACGTCATATAATTGGTCAATCCCAGAGATACCTGCAATGAGTGCAGTAACCCCAGCGCTCTGGCCTAACTGGTCCTGAGCATAATAAGCAGTACCGACATCAGCAGCACGGATACCCGCACGGATAGCTAAGCCTGCTCTACCTGCTACACCAGCAGCAGCGAACGGAGCTAATATAGTAGGGGCATCACCAATAATAGCACCAGCGATACCTACCCCGATATTCGCAGCCATTGTACTGTCACGCTCACGCTGTTCCAGCATTTGGCTAATGCGGTACTTATAATCATCTTGGGACACCGATTGGTGTAGGTACTCAATCTCGTCGTAGTTAGGAGCGAGAGCACGGATAGTAGGGTCAGCTGGGATAGCTTTCTTAGGGTCCCATTTGTAGTCTGTTTCGAAGTCAGGGGAGCTAGCTTTACGTAGAGCAGCAGCAATAATACTGTTACCCATACCTGCTGCGAAGGATTGACCTGCTGTTACTGCCGGAGTCTTACCAGATGCTTGAATAGCTGCACGCTCTAGAGCAGAGACTTGCATATCCGTAGTGTTGTTCCAATCCATAGTAGCCTGAGGCTGGATTGTTGTATTGCCTTTAGCAGAATCCTTTACAGTTGGATTAGCTTCTTGATTCAGGAACTGAGCCATTATGTTTCCTTAAAGGGTTTTGATAAAGGGAATAGATAAGGGAGTCAGGACTTAATTACATAAGGTAGTGCCCTACTGTTTCTGACCTTACTACCTGACTTACACCTTAGAAGAGGGCAGGGATACTGGAGGTGTATCCCGGCGCTGGAAGGGTTTTATTATATCATGGATTTCATGATTCGTCAAACCCTTTCTAAATATTTACATTACTGACCTAGCTTAGTAGCATAAATCCAGTCACGCATGTTCTGCTCTAAGTACTTCTTACGGGAACTCTGAGCAGCTTTATAGGCAGGTTGTCTACGCAGTACGGCGAAGGCTTCAGCCTCTGCCTGAGTAAGTGGGTTATAAGCGTAGCCAGACGCACCTTGCGATGCAGCCTTACGAACCTTAGCCATAGCTTCAGCAACAGGAGCAGAGCTTCCATTACCGCCATGATAGTTCAGGTCCACCATAACCTTCATACCTTCAGCAGACTCGCCTAAGCCATTAGACTTAAGCTGCTTCTTAACTGCCGGGATGTACTGTTTCTCCATACTGGTCTTGAGTACACCTACAGCCGCAGCCGGGGTAAGCTCTTTAGGGACAGGCATACCAGAGTTATCATGCAGGCCAAAGCCTACTGAACCCTTACCTTTCTTAGAGCGGTATCCCTCGAACTGCATAGTGTCCGCCATAATCTCTGCGAAGAGGTCAGGCTTAACGCCAGCTGTGTTAGTGCCGGATACGTTCATACTGATAGTGCGCCCGTTGTCTGCGTCATAGAACGTAGCAGGACGTGAGCCTACAGCCTTAGAACCTTCCTTAACACCAGTAGCCAGAACAGAATCGTATTGCTCCTGAGCTAAGGCCTGTACCTGCGCGTTGTTGATGCTAATGTTATGCATCATACCGTCAGTATCGAGAACAGTAGCTGTAAGGTTCTGACCAGCATTACCAGCAGTACCAGCCTGGATGATTACCCTACCTACCTTACTAGGGTCCACCACGCCTTCTACAGCGCTCTGAACTACCTGAGACAGTGCAGTAGTGTACTGCTGTGTATCACCTTGATAGGAGCCCATCAGCTGCTTAATATTACTACCAGCGGGCAGGTACACGTGCCGAGGCTTACCGGCTACTTCCAGCTCCAGCTTACGGGACTGAATGTTACCAGCCAGCATAGTACTGATATCAGAGGCAGACTTACCTACGAGCAACTCAGGGTTAGTACGGTAGATGTAGCGGTATTCTGCTTCCATAGCTGCACGACCTTCCTGACGCTGAGCATCAGCAGTGTCGCCAAAGCTGAACCAGTTCGCAGTACCTTCAGCATCCAGCATATCCGCAGTAGGGTTTACAGGAAGGTTATTGTAGCGTCCTGAGGCTTTATTCTGAGCAATACGACGTACGTCATCGAACAGGATGTTAGAGGCGTTAGCTGGATTCTGGGAAGCTGCACGTTGAACTACACCTCTCCAGTCAGTAGGTACGGCATCAAGCAGTGCCATCTTACCAACGTCAGTGCTCTGCTGGTACATCTGTACGAATCCAGCGATAGTAGCTTGGTTCTCTTCGGAGATCGTACCGTCCTGCCCTAACTGGTCAAGACTAGCGATAGTATTAGCAATGTTCCGACCCATACGAGTTTGAGCAGTCTGTACAGCCCACGGGTCCTTAGCAGAAGCGCCGTACTGCATAAGCAGGGCGTTACCTTGAACAGTGTCAGGGTACTGCTGTTCCATTACCTTACGTGCTTTATCTACGTCACCGTCGAACATACCTGCCAGAACAGTAGTAGGCTGGTTGGAACTGATAGCAGCTTGTAGTGCATACTTAGCCGTAGCCTCGTCACGAATACTATTAGCCTTGTTCCACATCTCCATCTGAGTACCAGCTGATAGAACGTCCATACTACCGTACTTGATAACCTCGGCACGCAAGGACTGCATAGCAGCTTCCTGCTGCTCAGGAGGCATACCTTGAATAGCACGGATACGGTCATCCATCTCAAAGCGGACAGATGCTTCCAGCTGAGAACCAGCACGCTTAAACTCGGAGTACAAGGCCTTGTTAACTTCAACAGAGTTAACACCAAGTTCCTGAGTAGCCAGTTCCTGTAAGCGGTTAATGACTTCTGGGTCCTGTGTATCCTGGGCTACCGATACAAGGTAGTTCTTAACACGGTCCAGCTTCTTGTCTTTGTCTAAATGCTGTGCACCGAGTACAGCCTGAAAGCCTCCGAGGATAGCAGCCTTAGCAGCCTCACCTTGACCTTCCTGTATACGTGCGTAGAACTCTCCCTTAGAAGAGCTTAAGTTATTATCCAAGGCACGGTCAGCTTGCACTATAGCAAACTCTGCACGACCTTTCTGGAACGCTATTAGGTTAGCGGTACTGGTCTGCTGTAACTGCGACAGCACAGATACCGCGGATTGCTTATCCATATCCGGCAGGAACTGGCCTAGCTTAGTCTGCATCTCTGCAACAGCTTTAGCTTCACTGGCACGGAAGTCTTCATCAGACATACCTTGTTCAGCCGCTGCCTGAGCACGCTTAACAGACTCAGACTTCCAGCGAGCAAGTTCATCTCCTGCCGCTGCTTGAACGTAACCTTCTTTGTAATAATCCTGGTAGAGGAAGCTCTGTTCCTTTACTCGCTCATCCTTCTCTGCTGCTGCATTCAAGGAGAGCTGCGCATCCATTGCGCCCTGTACAGCTGCTTTAGCACCCTGTACTTCCATAGCTTGAGAAGCACCTACGCCTAAGTCCTGAAAGAACTTAGCGGCAGCCTGACGTCTATTCAGGGCAGCGGTGTCAATTGTTGGATTGCTCGCCCCTATCTGAAAGTTAACGTCAGATTGGCTAAGCTGTGCCGGACTAATGTTTACACCAGCGCGCTGCTGGTTCTGTACGATTGGCATAGGTTATCCCGTTTAATATTTCTAGTGTTAGCCTAAGTAACTCTTCCAGCTTTGAATAGCTGTACCTGCTTTACTTCCCCACAGGTCATAGCCAAAGTCAGCCTTACCTACAGCAGGGCCGTCCGACTTAACTGCATCTGTATCAGCTTCATAATCTGCTGCATAGTTAACGGCAGCCTGACCAACAGCCTGACCTACTACGCTCAGTACATTATTGAACAGCTTATCACTACCTGATTCCCAATCCATGCTTGCACGGGTATTAGCAATACCCTGCATCTTCTGCATGTAGAAGCCTTCCTCCTGCGCTGCTTGGGAGCGACGGAGGGCTACTTCATTGCGGTCACTAGCAACCTGTACTGTACTTACTGCGTCCTTAACAGACGCACCAATAGTATCAGAAGCAGTGGATTGCAGCCCCACCTGAGATAGGGCCTGCTGTGTTTGAATCTGGGAGTTGAATAGTGCCTGACTAGTCTTCTGTCTGGACTGCGTAGCTTGCAAGTTAATCTGAGTGATAGTCTCACCTAGTTTAGACATTGCAGCTTTATTCTGAGCCTGTGCAACCTTCATCTGACTACCAGCGTCCCATGCTGATAGAAGAGATTTAGCGGCTACGCCAGCGACGAATCCCCACATGCTTTCTCCTATATGCGCGCGAAACGCTGGTTATGTTTAAGTATATATGATACGTCCAGAACGTTCAGTTCCAGAGTACCGTCAGTAGTAAAACTTACATCCGTAGTACTTGCTACCGTCCTGCAAGGTATAATCAGGTTAGATACGTCCGACTTGATAGAACGTCCCAGCGCTAGCTCCTTCGAGTTCAGTAATACTACTGCATCCTCAAAGTTCTCGTTAACGTCACGGGAAGTGTTCACTACCTTAATCATGAAGTCCCCAGTATTACGCACGGCAGTATCAAGGCGCAGTAAGCGTACGCTGTTAGAACCTACGATGTTATCGTTCTGGTCCTTAAGCATAGGCGGGGTAAGCGTCATGCTGCTAGTGAAGCGCAGGCCTACGTGATATATCCCATCCTTAACACCACGTACACAGGTTACGTTCCAGTTAGAATCAATAGACTCTATACCAGCTTCGGAACCAGCCATACCGTTAGCAGGGAATGCCACAGCTATATCTTCCTTAGTGATACCTGCATAGCGTAAAGCCTGTGGTAACGGGAAGGTGCGATTCTGTACATACACTTCAATAGGACTATCGATGTAAGGTACGTCATATGGAGCACCTGCTACAAACCCTTCACGTGGGTCTATACGCAGCATCTGCACTTTACCTGTACTGCCCTTGACGAACACTACCATACTCTCAGAGAGAGCGTGCAGTGTCAGGACTTCCTGTTTAAATTCCCACGTATGATACGCAGCCTGAGCCTTAGCAGCGTCAGCACCCCACATGTACTCGTACACCAGCAAGGCATTACGATTACCTGAGTAACGTACAAAGCCAATGTTAGTAACAGATGAGACGTGCATCTCCATTACCCGGCCCGGTATGTATCTAGGCAGATGCGCTGTAGCGTCCTGTGTAACATACTGAGACGATGTATATGAGCTAGGAATGAATTCCAGTAAGCCTGCGTATTCAGAGTTCCTACGGTTAGGGTACAGAAGCGTCTGCCCTGTAAGCATAGGACGTACGCGGCTGTCACAGGATACCTCAGAAGTTAAGCTAACGCTAGCATTGCTAGGGGTAACTATACCTGTTCCAGGAATAACTGCCTGCATACTATCACCAAATACAACTAAGTCACGGTTGAATTGCATAGCTGTACGGAAGGTACTGTCCTGCGCAGACGCAGAGGCGATATCAATACGGTCGGTATCTAACAGGCTGGTTACTGTACTGCGGAAGAAGCGCTGATACAGCCCTGAGGCGGACATACTTACACCTGCACCAGAGAGCAGGACTAAGCGGCCTTGAAACGCAGCGATGCCGGTAATGTACCCGTTCTCTACGAAGTAAGGGTTAGCGTTGGTTTCATCGTCGCCTGCTAAACGTCCCTCGAAGTCGCGCACAGTAATGTTATCATCTGCTGCCAGCTCAAGGGGCATGTTCGAGATGCTGCTGATACTCCCGTAAGCCCCTACTTCTTCCCATGAACGGGACGGGTAATTATACTTATACCAAGTAGTATCTGCACCTGCTTGACCTACTGCACACATTAAGTTATTAGCTCCAGACGGGAGCTGTGCAGGAAGGTCCGACTCCTGAGCTACACGGGACTGGTTAGAAGCAGTCACGTACAGCGAGCCCGCGGAGGATGACACCGCTAGGGAGTCAGTAGTAGATACTAAGTAAATTGAGGAGCCTTCACGGGTTGCAGTTACGCCAGGTACAGCAGGGGAGCCGTCCCCATCTGTACCATTAATACGGGCAGTAAGACGTTCTGCTACGTACGCGGCAGTAGATGCAGCGGCGCTGTCCCCCGGGGTAGTGTACTCACGGGTAGCGCCATTAACTATTACAGAATATGATTTATTGAAGGAACCTTGAAGTACACTGATAAATCCTGTAGAAGCTGGATTCTGCTTACCTGTATTACTACGTGCAATAACAGGCTGCTTCTCTGTATTCAGAATATAAGTCAAGCCACCTACGCTAGCAGCCTGAATAGACGTAGCGCCAATGCTGGCCTTAAGGTAATCATTCTGACCTTGAGATACCACTGCTCCAGTAGCCTTAGCCAGAAGCATCCAGCGGCCTGATACAGTATCAATCAGTAGATGCCTACCGTCATTACCACGCTCAATATAAGCGGAGAATAACTTATCATCACCTGAGTAGTCGAGGTCAGTAGTAACAACATTGTAAGCAGGAGGTCGTCTACGGATACTGGTAACGGGGTCGCTAAGCATATTCAGCTGAGCACCTAGTTGACCTGGTTGACGTTCACGTGGTATTTGCTGAGACACCCCTTGCAAGAGCGAGGGGATAGTCCCTTCGAGCATAGGAGACTTAGCCATAATATTCCTTACATGTACAAGCCACGACGGATACGCGCAGCTGCTGTGTTGCGTGAGCTGGAGTACTGCTGGTTACGCAGGTGCTCACGGTAGTTCATTTCCTGATAGTGCTGAGCTTTCTGCATAAGCTGCTGGTAGTTAGCATCACCACCAAGGTCATTCAGATAAACCTCTGCTGCCGCTGCATATGCTACCCACATGGCAGTATACTCAGGAAGGTCCTCGAAGTCCATATTAATAATGACCTTCAGATGCACCTCATGTTCAAATATCTTAGTCTGCTCTACCAGGTCGTACAGTACGCCATCACGTTCACCATACTTCTTCTTGTACTGTCTGCGCATACCCTGCGTAGTCTGGCGGTCATTCCAACGCTCGTACAGGTCTTCCCCGTAGATAGCCAGCTGGTCCCACGGCACATTAATGAAACCGGGATTAGGGACTGGTTTAGCACTACGGTAGATTGTGTTGAACCAGAAACCAGTAGCGAGTACGCCACGTTTAGTACGGTCAATCGCTGCGCGGGCTAAGCCTACGCTAGGATTACTACTTCCTAAATCAACAGTACGTGCTTCGCCTAAGGCTTCCAGTACTGTATTCACGCCATCAATCAAGCGCATAACTTTCTTCCTCTAGAAAAGCACGCTGGAATTAGCGAACTTATGTAGGGGCCAGAAACGACAAAAGCCCCTGCACCCAATTAAGGATACAGGGGCTCAATGTTATGCAGTATTACTCTGCTTTCTTCTCAGCCTTAGCTTTCGCCTTAGGCTTGGACGTTGCTACAGGAGTTGGAATCTTCTTAGCTGAATTAACAGCCTCCTTAATAGCACGCGCACGGTCAGACTGCCCTTGTACGTAGTCCATTCCAATTGTAGCCAGTAATGCCATTTACTTAGTCCTTAGGAGTGAAGGTAAAGCTTACTACCGCAGCAGTATCTGGGCGACGCGCACCAACGGTGTACATTGCATAGCAGTCCAGTACGTTAGAGAACTGTTGCTTGTCATCCCAGATACGGGAAGTGAACGGCTGAGCTTCAACAGTAACCAGGGTCTTGGACTTGCTGAAAGTAACCATACGGCAAGCAGCATCACCATCAGTAACAGTGTAAGCACTGCCCAGCGGATGCACGCCCTGTTCTGGGAACTCAACGCACTCGACAACCGGAATACCGTTCATTACTACAACGCGGCGCTGTTTGTAACCATCGGCGTTGCTGTCACCGAACAGACGGTCGAACAGCTTAGGATGTTCCAGCAGTGCAGAGTAGATTTCAGTACTAGCCAGAGTAACCATATCGTTCAGGGGAACCTTACGCTTAATCAGCTCGTCAATACCTTTCTTGTGTGCAAGGTTGATAGCGTATGCGTTAGCTTCTAAGTCTTCCTGAGTCAGCGCGGTACTAGCACCATCAGATACCTGAGCGCATGCAATTTCAATACCGTCGTTGAACGCAGGCTTCAGGAAATCAGGAGCAGTCCAGTTACGGCCTTTGATAAGCTGAATCAGGTGCGCTTGGTCAAAGACTTCAGCAAACTCAGAGCCGTTGTTCTGACCCATCTCTGCCAGCCAATCTGGTGCAGTCCAGTCATCCTGATAGTCAATCGGGTTACGAATGTACAGGACGGTATCAACTACGATAATCATCTTGTCGTTCGCTACGCGGGTAGGTTCCAGCGCTTCACCAGACTGACGGCCCTTAACGCTAGAGGTGTTCAAGCGGTCAATACGGTAAGTGTTAGAGCGGTCGGCAACAGAGCGCTGTTGAGACAGGCCAAGGAACAGTGCCTGATAGTTAAAACGGCTGTCTACTTCATTATTGTAAATCTCAAGATGAATATCAACATCAGATTGAGCGCCACCCCAATGCGGTCGGCTGGTGTTACCTGCGTAAATAGTATCTGCCATGTTATTAATCCTTATTAATCTTTGAGGACATGCTCTTCAGCGAACATGTGTAGTTTACGTTTAGCTTTCAAGTATGCAGCGCGAGCCTCTTCTTTAGTATTGAAGAATCCTAGCTGCATGCATTTGTAGTTGGGATGAATCTCAGCCCTATACTTACCTTCCCGTTTATCCCAAGAGTAACCGCGCTTGCGCATGTTCTGCAAGTTCTGACCTTGAGTAAGCATCCTTAGATTCGCTATCCGATTATCTAAATGGTCCCCATTCTTATGGCCCACTACATAACCTTCAGGGATATCTCCGTGATGCATGTACCAGATTACACGATGAGCAAACTCCCGCACCCTACCTCTATTACCCCGGTCCCAAGAGACTCGACGATACCCGGCAACGTTAAGATGTGTGTCAGCAATGTTACCTGTTACCTTACTAATCAAGCGACCATCTTTATAGATATAACGTTCAACAAGTTCTTTCAAGAGATTAATCTCCGGAGATATTAACAGGGCTTAGAAGCCCTTCATTTTACCAGCCCGACGGCGAGCCATCAAAGCATCCAGACGAGGCTTGAACTTTGCAGATTCAAGACTCTGGTTCCCTGCCTCCTGACGAAGCTTTGCATACTCCTTGGCGAACCCAGCAGCATCCAGTGCATCATTAATAGCCCCACCGCCTTGCAGCTTAGGAGACAGTTTAGGTACTAAGCCCATGCCTTGAGCAGTCTCAACAACCAGCTTAGCAGCACCCTCAATGTTACCGGAGTCTGCTAATGCCCGGGCTGCTGCTCGCAAGTGCTCTGGTGCTTTCGCATTGAAGACTTGTGTCATAGCATCCCAGTTAGCTTTACCGCCAACCATATCATGTGCAGCCTGCACTGCCCGCTGAGCTTGGCCTACCTGATCTTGGAGGTATGCCTTTGCAAGCATCTCAGCATAAGCCGCGTGCTCACCAAAGCGCTCCTTGATGAAGGCCGTGTCAATCAGGGTTTCGTCACCACGTTCAACCGCCTTACCGATAGCACGGACCATATCCGCATCGTTAAGGCCTGATACTGATTTCAGCATAGCAATACCAGCATCAATAGCTGGGTTGCCAGTAGCTGCCAGTTCTGCCGCTGCTTCTTCAGCTTTAGCTTCTTCTGGCTTGTTCTGTTTTGCTAAGGCTGCTGCCAAAGCCTCTACGTCAAATACAGGCACTTCCTTAGTCAAGTCTTGGACCGGAGCTTGTGCTTCTGGAACTCCGACACGTGACGGCGGTTCAACTGGACCTGCATTCGGAATACGAGGGCCGCCTACGTTAGGGATGTTCTGTGTCTGAATCTCTTGAGACACTTGCGCTGTAGTAGCTTCTGACATTTAAACCTCTTATTGAATTAAACCTAATTGCCGTCCAGCAGTTTCTGGGTCAGCTGCTTGCATTACCTGTTCCTGCTGCTGAACTGCCTGAGCCTGAGCTGCTTCTTCATTCTTAAGCATCTCTTGCATCTGCCGGTCAGTATAGAAGAACTTACTGGTCTGTACCCCGTAACTGTCCATAATACTATCAACCAGCGCGTCAATGTTAGTACGCTTAGTTAACTGCTGAAGGACCGGGGCCACTAGTTGTAGAGCTTGAGATGCTTCAATGAGCCGTTCAGCCTGAGCCGCTTTATTCAGGGATGCTGTACCTACTGTTACTTCCAGCTTAACCACATCCAAGTCCAGTAATGGACGAAGCTGAGGATACAACGCTGTGCAGTACAGATAGGCCAGCTTAGTAAGCCATGAGTCACTAAGGTTAGAGTAAGCATCGCCTAAAGCGTTCTGTGCTTCCTGTGCGTTCTGACGAAGTTCATAAGCAGTAGTACGTTCAGAGTCACGAGCTGCACCAGTGTACATAAATGCACGGGCCAGCTTCTGCTCAAGAGCATTAATCTCTTGCTGCATTACCTGAATCTTATTGTACTCTCCACCCTCATAAGCCCATACGCCCGGATTGGCACCAGCCTGTACTGAGGTCTGGATAATCTCACCTGTCTGCGATTCCGCGAACTGGTCGATATCAATACCTGAAGCTGAGCTGGACACGTTAACGAAACGCATGGCTTCTACTTCGTACAGTGTCAGGGCTTTAGTCAATTCACTTAAGCGGGCGATATCACCTGCATAGGATTCAACTAGGCCTCGCCCATAATGCTCACCTGTAACCAGTTCCCACGTCAGTACGATATAGGGCAGTTGGTTCAGGGGATAGTAGCTAGGCTTGCCGAATGGGAACTGCTCCACCTGCTGAGTAACTTTATAACGGTACGACTGAACTTCCCCAGTCCATACAGATTCACGCTGTACGCCAGTATAAAGACAGAGGTCTTCGTAATCTTCCTTCTGTGCGAAGTGCGCAGCTCGGAAGTCGTCCGGTAAATCCATCACGGAGATACGTTCTTTAAGGACGATACACATTACCTCACCGAAGCCATCACGCTTAACTGCGTAATCGCGGATGCTATAGATGTGCGACTTCTTACGCTCTGCGTCGTAGTACTCAAGAGCATTGCCAGTAATCATGAGAAGCTTAGCTGCACGTAACTTAGCTGCGTAGCCGTCCTTCTGGAATACCTGAGCAGATGCTTCTAGTTCTAACTGTGCTTGAATAGATTGCAGTGAGCCGGTGATACCTAACTCACCTGCTATACCCTGCATATCCTCACTGTCTACCAATCTAAAGAAAGGTGCCCCTTGAGGGAACAGTGCATTCACTACCTTAGTAGCTGCACTGTTAATGAGGATAGCCATCTGGCTCTGATAGTCGTGATGCAGTGCAGCACGCTTACCTTGCAAGCCTTGTAAGTCGCGAGTGAAAACAGACGGAATCGTCCATTTGCTGTAAATCTCACTAGTCCAGATAGCAGCAGGGTCACGCAGGACTTGGAATAATTCCTCTAAGTTCTTCTTCATGCGAACCCTTTAAATGTTAGATGCCGAGGCTGTTAGATACTGAACCTGCTCTTCGTTTCTTTTGAGAAGCCGTAATGCCTGCTGCTGAAGCTGCTGCTGCACCGCCTGAGTCTACCTGAGTAAGGTTCTCACCTGAAGCGTCGTTCTCCAGTTGTGCCTGGGCTTGTTGCATTGCTAGCTGTTCCTTAGCGGCTTTCTGCTGCGCCTCTAAAGCTGCTGTATCTGTCAGACCTACTAAATCTGTTACACTTGATAAAGCCTTTTTGATCCCGCCCAAATGATGTACCTTCTTAAATTAATCCGTGATTGACATGGAAGTCCAAGCCTACTTCAGCCGCCTTACGTGCAGCTACAGCTTCCTCCCAGTTACTGAAGCAGCCTAGGTACTTAGTTACCCCGCCTGTCTTAATACGGGCCTGCCATTTACCTGACTTACTATGCTTATTTACCCCGTACACCCCTGACATATTTGCAGGGGATAGGGTCTTATTCTTACCGTTAACAGACGTGGTTACGCATCTTAAGTTTGCGATAGTATTATCTGAAGGGTCATGGTTAATACGGTCAATCTCCATGCCTTCTGGGATAGGTCCATAGGTCATCTCCCAAGCTATACGATGCACGAAATACTTCTTACCATGTAAGGCTACTTGGATATACCCGCAGTTATGCTTACTCGCAGCGACATGACCTACCTTTACTCGTGAGCTAGTAGGCTTAACCCATACCAGCTTACCAGTTACGGGGTCGTAGTTGAAGTGGTCTTCCCAATTCATACCCTGACCCCCTTCTGCAAATACGCTGTGTCGGACACTGCGCGAGTTAGTATTAACCACTCTGCACCGTTCTCTCGAACGATACGTTTTAAATTCTTGTACAAGGTAGCAACAGCTTTAGGATGGTAAGGTTCGCATACTAAAAATCCTGTAGCTATACTCTTACCTGGGTAATGTGAATTAGATAGTAACTCCGGCAGGATACTTACCCCACCAATCAATTCATCACCGCTAAACACAGCTAGTACACTGTGACCTTGTATCTCCTGCACAACCTTCTGGAAGTGTTCTTCCTCGTCCATTCCTAGGCGAATACCAATACCCCAGACATGCAGCTGCTTAACAATGCTAATGATGTGATCACTAGAGTTGTTCCAGTTGTAGAGTCTGGTTGTGTAGGGAGTATTGCATTGTGTTGTGTTTGTAGTGTTTAAAGGATTGCTCATGTTGGTTGCTACCCCTTACTATACGTCCATCATCATTTAGGTGCAGTGGTTGTTCCTTAACCACTAACAGAAAAAGAACTTGCTATCAAGAACTTGAGTAAGATTCAGACTACCTTTAGCAGGTAACTCTAACCCTTCTAAGTCAGCTCCGCAAGCTGCTGCTGCGTCTGTAATCTCCTGAAGTACGTCATGCTCAGTGTACAGTTTCAAGAACTGCTTCCGGATAGTAGAGTGCATGGCATCTACGTCACACGCATGAGTAGCTACCGAGTCGTGAATTGGCATGATATCGCCGTCGAAGGAGTTGATAATCATACCTAAGTGAGTAGCGTCCAAGCTGTGAATCCAGTTAGGAGAGATTCCAGACTTAGCCTTACGCCTGTTATTCACATCGTAGTTACGGTTGTACACTAACAGCTGCGTTAAGTTCATGCTGCGTACATTCACAGTAGTCTCTTCTGACTCAGTGTAGCGGTGGATAACCAACCCACCTAATGGGGTCTTCCATTGTAAGTGATTAGTAACCGGTACACGGTAGCACAAGGATTGCAAATACTTCATAGCCTCAGTAGCTGCCGGGTTAGCATCCTCTACCGCTGACTTCATACGCGTACTCAGATAACCTGCCAGCTTGAACAGGCTGTACTCCTCAGTACCTTCGTAACCTTCTTCTTGTGCAGATTGTAAGATGTACTCAGAGCATGACCGGACAGTAGCCGAGTAGACGTGCGTCATGCACGGGCGCTTGGTCATACTGCGGGTAATTTCGTTCTCACGCCAGAAATTAGCCTGCACTACGAACTCAGGATTATCCAAGTCCATGATGACCTTAGCATCAGTACGGCGCTTAACATCCATGTACATATCGGCCTTCTCTTCGTTACCTTCCCAGAATAGGTTAACTAAACGACCACCTACCGGGTCACGAAGTATGGCTGCGAAGTGCTGCTGTCCCGAATTGGTTGCATCCATAGCCACCGGAATCCGCGATTCGTAAAGCTCTGGGCTTTCAGAATCAAGGGCAGCAACGAGGTCGATGCAGGCAGCCAGAAAACACCACGGACTGTCTGCACTCTTAAAAGCTTCTGCATTAAACGGACTTGATGCGACAAGTCGAATCTGCTCGATATTAGCATCAGTCCAAGCTGCACGCTTTTCGAATAAGGCTTTATCATAACCATAACAGGTAGCGACGTGTACCTTGAGCCAAAACAAACCCCGCTCTCCCAGAGGCTTTGCCCGACCGAAGGAGAGCAGAGCTTTCTGCATATCAGAACCTTGAGGGTGCAAGCTGGATTTGAAGTACAGGCGGTAACGCCAGTCGACACAGGTAGGGAAGTATAGTTCTTGCTCATCCTTAAACTCCTCACAGATTTGCACCAGCGACACCATACTACGCAGCTTGCTTACGCGAGTACGCTCTTGAATGTACCAGTTACGCATGTTCATCTTCCAAGTCTGGAAGTCATCCATCTGCCGCTCAGTGTACTCTTCCTTAGGTACTCCGTTCAGATACCACTCTGGCTTAGGTGCTGAGTACGAGCTAGGCATACCAGTGGTTACACCAGTACGACGGGCTTCGTTAACCAGTGCAAGAATATCTTTGTTAATTACATACGGAACCGACTGTGCCTTATTTAGCATACCTTGCAACTCAGGAGCTTCCTTGAAAGCTTCAGCTACTTCTCGCAGCATTGCACGAGTAATCTGGTGATTGTGGTACGTGTCGCGCTTGCAGGTACTGCGTAGCAAGTAACCTCCTGAGAACATGTCAGTATGGGGCTGCGGAGGTACAAGCATAGGCGGTTTAATTTCTACAGTATCTGCATCTTCTACTAAGTCTTGCAGGACTTCTGCTAACTCTTCAGAAGGGGCAAGGTACTGAAGCTGAGAAGCATCACTGCCCTTATCCCAAGTGAACAGTCCTGTCTCCCATACAGGCTGGAGGATTAACTTACCTACAGCGATGCATTGGGAAGCAGGCCAAGGCTCATGACCATAATGCACGTTCTCAGCAGAGGCGCGCAGGGTCTTAAGGATGTGGGACTGACTAGTAGTGTTGCGTTCTTTCAAGTACTCATACACACGATTCATGTACGCAGGAGCTACAGTTTCAAGCTGAATACTAAGTACCTCGGCCTGTACCTGACGACCTAAGTTAGCAAGCAGTGCCTGTGCAGATACGCGGCTACCACCGGACTCTTCAACGAATAGGGAATCAATGCACTTTGTAAGCGCCATTACTGCCAGTACATCGGTAGGAACCAGACGGATAACGCTACGGTACTTACCGCCAATGCCTGGTGCTTTCTGTGCCTTCATGGCATCAATGCCTGCTGCTACTGTATCATATGCAGCTGCAATCATGCGGGATACCTTAGGAAGGCTGGAGAGGTTGTTAGCATCAAGTGCTTTCTGTACCAGTTCTCGTGACTTCTTCAAGCTACGAGTGCGGTACTCCTTCTCCAGTTCTAGCTGACGTTCTACGCGCTGTTCTAATGATTCGTGTTTCATTGATTCCCTCTTTCGCTATTCGTGGCGTTATATGAGGTTAGTTCATTCGCTGCAAGGTTTACCTTCGCGACCTTTCCAAATCTCATACATCTCTTGATAATCATTAGCTGCTGCCGTGTCCCCACGTTCAACAGCTTCCCGCCATTTAACTAAACACCACTCTGAATTACTTAATGCAGCTGCTCCCCTGTAGACTCAGTACCTTCCATGAGGTAGAACTTAACGTTGGCATGTACTACACCTTCCTTAGTACCGGCTCGGAACAGGTCTTGCATGAACTGTTCTGCATAGTCAAGGTCTTTAGTATCTAGTTCAATCACTGCGATAATCTTGTTATTCATGTTCAATTACCTCTATCAGTTTACGCATATACCACTGAGCTTTCTTCAGGTCTTCTACGGGGTTAATCTTCTTCTCATACCGCCAGCAATATTTCTGTATGTTTCCCTTAAGGTATCCGCAGAAGGCTTCCTTAGTCATACTGGCCTCAATAGCTTCAATACATTCAATAGCTGCGTCAGCGTAGTGCGGCGGATGGTTTACCATGTCACTCATTTCTTAATCTCCTGTGCTGCCTTACGGGTTGCTCTAGCCTTACGCGCCTTAGCGGCTGCCCTCAGCTTCTTCTCTTCATCCGATAGATGAGTAGGATAAATGTACGGATACGGCTCCTTACGTAGATACGCTGCCATGTTCTCTAGGAACTTACAGATACCTTCAACATCCTGCTGACCATACCCGGCCCAACGGGCGATGGCATTGTACACCTTGCCCTCTGCGCCGTTAGCGCCACGGCTTAGTACTCCTCGCACATGCCCTGTGCGATGGTCGTGGTCAAGGCACATGCTGTTCGCACCAGCCTTAGCGGATATATCAATAGGCTTACCTGTTAAGGCACAGACCCCACCCTGCTCTTTCAGAATCTTAAGTGAGATGCTACGCACCTGACCTCGTGTCAGTTTCCGAGTTACCATAAGCCCTGCTCCTCACCTTCGTCTAGATAGTACTGCTCTGCAATCAAGTCTTCCACCTGCTGGCGAGCACGCTTCGCCGTCTCTGGGGCGTGCTCTGCCAGCTCAAGTAACTTCGCCTCCATACCTGCGAAGTCTTCTTGGAAGTACAGTTCAATTACTTCTTCTACTGCTGCGTTGAAAGTTGCCGTGCTTTGTACTCCTCATTGTAAGCATGGAGGGACTCACACCATTTCTGGAGGTCGCCCTCCAGTAGGGAGTGGATGTATTTGAAAGCTGAGTCATCTGGGCCGCGTCTCAGGAAGAGGCATTCCATCTCAGCTAGGAAGTTCTGGTTAATCTCTGCATAGGCAGCAACTACTTTGTTAGCTGCTCCCTTCTCGGTAGTACAATCCTTGAGGAACTCATAAGCTCCAGCAGGGCCAATGTTCTTCCCCTTGTACTTGGTAAGGCCAGCAACGTTATCCGCGCTGTCACCCATCAGACACTGAGCGAAGAAGAACGCTAGGCCATGACCGACTACCTTACCTCTAGACTTATCGTAATCAATCCAACCGTAAGCGTCGTCGATAGTATCTACAGTACCTAGCTCAGGGTTCCACTTAGGACCTCGGCATAGGCTCATATCCTTATCGAAGCTACTAACTAGACCTCGCTCACCGAAGGCTATGCTATCGGCAATGATAAGGTCGTCAGCTTCCTGCTGGTAGTCGAAGATAATCTCAATCTCTTGAGCAGAGTACTCATAGGGATTAGCGATTAGGTGCGCTTTAAGCGGTGCCTTCAGCGGTACCTCTTCTCGAGTTGCACGCTGACCTTGGTACGGTTTAACCGTAGGGAGTAGGAACCTGCCACACTTAAAGTTATCAGAAGGAGTAATGTAGGCACGTACTTCCTTAGAGTTCGTGTAGAACTTCTCTTCGAGAACTAGTTGATAGAAGCGTCTGATAGCTGTATCCAGTCGCTTAACTGTGCTCACTGCCTTGTAGATATGTTGGTCACTATCTAGCAGCAGCACAGTATCTGAGGGAGCAGGCGGCTCTAACTGAGCGCCTAACTCGTTTAAGTCGATGCCGCCTAATATCATTAGATGTATCCAACCTCTTCCAGAATCAACAAGGTGCCTAGCATTTCGTTGAACACTTCCACAGCCTGCACGCCCTGCTCTACGTCATAGATAACAGAGGCGATGTTACTGAGATGTGCGAACAGGCTGCCCGTGATACGCACATACAGCAGCTCATCGCCCTCCAGCTTAGCAGCCTGAGCCGGAATGTCGTTATGCTCGCGCAGTACCTTCACTACTTCCTCAGCGTTAACTCCGAACTCCTTGCTAAGATACGCTAGGTTACGGGCTATAGGTGCTACGCTTCCTGCTTCCGTCTCAGTGTAGAGGCTAGTAACGAACTCTGATACTGATTCAACGAGCAGGGTGTAAGCGTTCAGAACTGTCTGGTCTTTATCGTTAAGCATTTGTATTCCTCAGTTAGATTAAGAAGTAGTACTGCCCGCTTAGATAGCGGGCGCTGCTGGCATTGCTGGAGCCACTGGAGCGGCAGGTGCTACAGGAGAGGCAACCGGGGCAACAGGTGCGGCAGGGGCCTGTGGAGCTGCTGGCGCGGGGGCCAGAGATTCCGGTGACGGCACATTGCCCATCAGCATTTGCTGCAATGCCGAGCCTTCAAAGTTAACAGCTTGCAGGATATCTTCTTGGATGAAGTTGTTCTTCTCAATGAACAGGCTATCCCAAGTTTCCTTAGTTGGGTTGTCGAACAGGAACAGACGCAGGCCTGATTCATCCAGCGCTGGCAGTTCAATAGGAGCACCAGTGTTCGGGTCAAATTTTGGAAGCTGACGCAGGCTCAGGAAGTCAATCGTGTTAGAAGTCTTGCCAGTCTTAGAAGTGTACTGCTCAACCTCGAACATGAACGCCTGGCCTAAGCGCTGTGCCATGTGCTTCAGAGTACCATCGTAGTTCATCTTATCGAAAACTTGCTTGAACTTAGCTTTCTCGAAGCTGCTGATAGTCATCGGGAACGGGTTAATGCGCTTGATGCTACCGTCTGGTGTATATACGATGAAGCCTAAGCGAACGTTCATTACGGCAGGTTTACCAGTAGGCTTGCCCATGTGCATCGGAATCTTCTTGCCGAGCTCAATGTACTCCATGAATCTTCCGTAGTAAGTGCCGCGAGGCAGTAGTACGTCAGCGAAGTTACCTCCTGACTGAGTTACCGACTGGTCAATGCCTTGCTCAGCTACGGTTGCGTTAACGAGAGAAGACAGTGCGTTCAGATTGATAGTCATATTTTAAATTCCTTAATTGGTTTAGTTCACTCAAGGGGAAATCCGTTTGGGGAAGAACCCTTGCGTGTTGGTTAAACGTTTTTAACGTGCAGATGTAGGGAGGTATCATTATCAGTTGATATGACCTAACTGGATAGTAAAGGTATCAAAGATAGTGCTACGTGGGTCACGTGCTTCTCTCTTAACGTGGAACATTACCAGCTGACTGGCTTCGTTCTGATACCCTAATATGCTGGAGTATTCCCCACCAATAGTATCCGTCCCGAAGAAAGCACCGTTCACTACTAAGCGGTCATTACTGAATCGGCAGATGTTATGCTTGTCGCCCATACGGAACATACTGATATGAACACCTAACTGCTGAGCACGTTGGTCACGTCTCTTCTGCAACCCTGCTTCCGAAGAAGCTACACCGCAGCCATGCTCATACAGAACATGCTGACCGTAAATCTTGTCTAAGTAGAAGGCACCTGCTGGAATATCAAACTGTACTGACTTACCAAAGCGTGCTTCACTGATTAGTTTAGTCGCGTGATACATAGGCCATGATAGATGTTCTTTCCCCGGCATGAAGCTATTGATACCATGACCGTCGTGGTCGTGATTACCCGTCACCATTACTACATGCACAGGTACGCCAACATTAACCAGTTGCCCAATTAACTGTACCATCAACTCAGTAGCCCAACGCATCTGCTCAGCCGTGCCAATATCACAGCCGCGTCCGGAGTTAGCATGCTTCTTGTCTGATTCAATAATATCGCCCAGTACAACCAACTTAATAAGCTCTACATCATAACCATTGTTAATATGCTGCTGTACCTTCTGAACGAGTGCATCACCGTAGGCACGTACACGGTTGACAGCCACCTTACTATTGTAGTTACCGCTCAGCTTCCCGATTTGCAGGTCAGAGAATAGTGCTTCAACTGTCATAGGCTTACCGCCTACGTTACGCTGAGGGATTGGCTTAGGATTAGGATGTACATTAATTGATTTCAGCAGTGTGCGAAAATCTCTCAGTCGCTCATTCTCCTGAATGACTGCCTTGATATCTCGGTTGAGTTTATTGTTCTTAGTGCCCAGCGTGTAGTTGCGTGTCAACTCAGCTGCTCGCTCTGTAGTATCTGGCAGACCGTCGTCCAAGCAGCTTACCCAATAACGTAGCAGCTGACGGGATACCTCTACACCTTTCGCTTCTGATAACGCTTCTGCTGCCTTACGTAGATTGTTGTCGAACTTTCGTACAGTTGAAGAGATTTCGATATCAGTAAACAGGTCGCGAATCTTAGACATTAATAATCCTCTGGTTGTCTGTGCCTAACGTATAACCTTATTCCCCCAAGTTTCACACTCAAGGGAAGAAGTCAACAGTTTCTTTGGTCGTGTGAAATAAATAATTTATCCTTTGACAGATTCAATTATTCGTGCTATAATAAAACCCTTCCACCGCCGGGATACACCTACTCC